ACCACCACTACCACCACCGCCACCAACAACTTCAACAATCACAAAGTTAGTGCCTGTAGTTGGTGTATAAATTTGAGGAGTTACTGCATTGGTAAAATACTGAGTATTAAGTAAAAGCCCAGCTCCACCATTCTGTAATAGAACAGATGTAGTACCAGCCGTTGCTGCCGCTTGTAGGGTTACGGTACCGCTTGTATCGCCTGAAATAACTACTGAGCTCATGACCATGCTCCTACTGATACGTTAGCACCTGATACGCCAATTGGTTTAATTTTCATGTATGAACCTGCCTGTGTAGTGTATGCGCCACCAGGAGCTGCGCTTAGTGTGTATTGAGGGATAAATGTGCCGCCAGCGTTGATAGATACGGTACCTTTAACTAAAAATCCATAAGTTGTTGCCGCGGTTACTACAGCTTTAGTGACGACAACAGCAGTAGCTACTGTACTAAAAGACGTATTTGATGCAGTACTAGCAGCATTAGATTCATTTGGTGCATTAAATACAACAGAATTCCCATATGAGTTTGAAATAAAGTACCCAATATTATTTAATGTAGCAGTTCCACCAAATAATAGTGAGATTGTATGGGATGTAGTTCCAGCGGGCTTGCTTGAAGCAAACATAATTTCAAACTCATATTGTGTAGATGCTGATAATGTTACTCCTACACCAAAAATAGATTGAACAGCCGTGCTATCGGCACCAGCTAAACCAGCATTAAGTCTAAAAAACTGTTCGTTAGGAACAATTCCACGTTGCGTTCCTAATGGAGTGGCAGCAAAAATAGTACCGTTGTACTCTGTCCCACCTACAGGGGCTGTACCTGCAAGCGCTTCGGCAGTTAATAATAATTGACTCATAGAATTACCCACCTACTTCCTGATGGGATAGTTACTGCTACCCCAGAATTTAATGTAATAGGGCCAGTAGACATCGCTGACCTACCTGTAGGAATTGTATAGCTAATAGCAATTGTTTGTGCATTCTCAACCATAGCAGGAGCGCCAGTAACTGCACGTTCTGCTGGATATGTAATAAATACATCTTTAGTTCCAGAAGTAAAGTTAACTGCTGCACCTGCATTTGATGATGATAAAACTTGTGTACGAGCCAAAGTAGGGCCTGTGGTTGAGTAAGTGCCAAGACCTACCTCCCAGTTAGCCCCAGTTTGGTCTGCAATACAGTAAAACGTAGTATTGGTATTACCTACCCCTGCAAGAGATTGAAATCCCGTTACAGCCCCTAGTAAAGAGACTGCCCCAGTACCAGTAGTCGTAGTGGTTTCCTTAGCTCTGTCTAAAATTACTAGGGCCATGTCAGACTCCTAATTAAGAAATTGTAGCTGTGTAAGTTACAGTCAATGTATCAGTATTGTTTACTGATTTTGAGCTTGAGAAATCGCCTGCACTGAACAATACACCTGTCGTACTATCAATAGTGGTTGAGCCGCCTACGTTAATGAAGCAACCTGCTACTGTACCTGATGATGTGATTGCAAATGAATATGTACCAGTAGATGAAATTGAACCACCTGTAGCTGTAGCAAATGTTACTGTTTTACGTGGGGCAGTGTATGTAGGAGCGTTAGCTAAACCAACTTCTAACCAACCACCGTGAGATGCTTGTGTATCACCTACAACTGCTGTGCCTGTACCTTTAAGACCCATGATTGAAGCGCCTTGAGCAGCATTTGTCAATGTGCCTGTAAGTGCCATGTTTTTACCAACTGTAGTAACGATATTATGGATTTCATCTTCCCACTTTAAGTTACCTTGAGCATCATGGCACTGTACTTTGTAGTAACCATTAATACCCATTGTTTCTTCATGACCACCACTGCGAGAAACCGAAGCGCCGCAAGAGTCAGCCATTGTCATTTTTGCATCAATACTCATAATAAACTCCTAAGAAAATCTAATAATGGCGTTATTTGCATCCGCCGTTGGAAAAGTAATTGTAAAACTATTTGTTGCAGTTTTATCTGCGCCAAAATTTAATACCGCAACCGCGGCTCCAGTAGTTGCATTATATATCAAGGCCCCTCTACATGTAAAACTAGCTGAGGTCCAAACTACAGGTTGAAATGAAACGTATGCCGTTGAGCCGCTAGAGGCGGGTGGTATAATGATTAAATCTTGGCCTCCTGTGTAATATCCCGTACCTGTAATTTCGTTTGTTGAAGTATAAGCTGTTGTAGAGGCATCTAGGTTTGCATTAGCGTTGTAGAGTGCAATAGCGTAAGTATAAGGTGTACCAACTGCAAAGTTCTCTAAACCTTTTAATAGGTTCTCTTTAAATATTGTACATTGTGTTTGAACAATTGCCATTATAGACCTTTATATTCCAAGCTAGTTTGACCCTTACGGTATGCATCATTACGTTCAAGCCCATCACCAAGACGTTTAAGTTGTGCTAGTCCTTCTTGGAACATCTTTTCATAGTATGTAACCATGTCCTGTTCGCCCTTCATAAAGACAACTGCTTCGCGCATAGAGCCGTAAAACAATACAGGGTCGTAGTTATCACCGAGCCATGAAGTGCCATCTGGATTTGCAATAGTTGTCACAGTAACTGAAAACCCTGAGCCACTGCCTAGTGAAGCTGACAATGTATCGTTAATACGGTAAAACTGCCCTTGATTAATTATTTGTACTGATGATACCCCGCCATTGGTTACAACAATTGTTGCCGTTGCTCCCGTACCCGCTCCACCCGTTAAGGCTACGTTATTATATACTTTGGAGCTATATCCTGTTCCTGGTGTTGGGTCACTTATAGAGCTAATGCTACCTTGTACAATCGTAATTGGGTAATAATAGTAATGCAATTCAACTGAATACTGAACATCTGGTGTTGGCGCAACGATAGCTGATAACTCATTTAGATTATTAATAGTTGGGCCAAAGATTGCATAATACTTAGGTAGCCCTGTAGATGTTGGAGTTGGATACGCCTCACGAAGGAAGTTAACATCTTTATTTAAAAGGTATGTGTATTTGCCAGTACCATCAATTATTGCAATAGAATAAGTAGAAAGCCAGTCATTTGGTAATGATAAATATTGGTTATTAGCTGAAGTAGTTCCAATTACGTTTTTACGAAGCGACGGCAGCTGCACTGAGTTATATATACGCTTCTCTGCCTCTTGGACAAAAGTAGGGATATTAGATACAAAAAGAGATTCTGTATTTTCAGAGTAGTCTTGTATTGCTTGGTAAAGTTGAACGTAGTTCATTAGCCCATTTTTCCACTAGTCTTACGGCCTTTAGTAGCAGCACCATAGCCACGCATTTCACCAACACCATGAGGATTAACACGGTTAGCATCGCTATCACCAATACTAACATTCATAGCAAGGGTTGAAGGGCCAACATCTTTAGCTGCACGAGAGTTTGGGTTTACGCTATCTTTAATATCCGAGCTATAAGTGTTGTTCATTGGTTGTTTATATACGCCAATATCGTTACCACCGCCTGATGGGTATTTGAAGCCTGTGTATACACTAGCGTCTTTGTTTTCTTTAGCATTACCTAATGGATAGGAGTCAGCTGCGGTTGTTTTTACGAAGTCATTTTTAGCCATGATATTATCCTTGGTTTGCTACGCGAGCTAGGTTACGACCCACTGATTTCATTGAGTCAGATGAAACACCTTTAGAGCCTTTACCTGATTGAACGCCAACTTTTTTACCGTCGTCGCCTAAGTTCTTACCTTTTGTTTTGCCTGACTGTGTAACCCCATCAGCGCCTGATTTATAAGCCATTTTAAAACTCCTTTATGTTGTCGAGATTGTAACACTTCCTACTAAGCATTGCGAGATTAATGAGTTAGGGGTAAGTACTGTATCAAACCCTCTTGCCCCACCTACAGGTGCCCATCCCCACTGAATCTGACGGCTACCATCTTGCGCATACCCATTTGTTCCTAAGCCTGATACTGCATAACTAATATCTGGGCACGGCTCTCTAACCGCTTGTGGGTCGTTAACTGGGTACATACCTAGTTGTAGTTGCGGTTGGTCAGGTTCCCAGCACTCTGGGCAAACTAGTATGCTAACTGTTTTAGTCTTGATAACAAGCTTTGTTAGCTCTTTTAATTTATATCTTTGTCCACATCTATCGCACTCGGCGATTGCGTGTTTACCACTAGCGTACTTGGTTGGCATTATCTTATATAACTCATGTTACGTGGGACGAAACGAATACTCGCTTTCTCACGGTCTTCCGCTGCCGCTAGTTCAAACTGTTGTTCATAGTCTGCTTTAAGTGCCATTGAACGCGCTGGGTCTACACCTGGAATTTTCATGCTTAAGTAATAAGCTAGTCCTGCGACCATGCATGTAAGAAAACGGAATGGAATATCCTGAGTATTAACACCATCACCAGCATCCTGTATTCTACGTAAGCGCCAATAAACAAAAATATATTGCTCGTCTGGAGCATTAGGTGTAGGCCAGACATTGATTTGCGGGTTCTTAATTCCACTTGGTTCCGTAGCTCCTGAACGGCGATTAATCCATACTTGAATTGGTCTACCTTGTGTTAACTTGTTTGGGATAGTTGAATAGGTAGAC